CTATCCACAGCGTGACGGTGCTATCCGTGTAATCGGTAACGAGATGTTCCGTGTCCTGCTCGAGCTGGGCCAGAACGCAGGCAAGGCAGTGACTGACTCCAGCCAGTCTACTATCAATGCCAGCGTCTCTGACATCAACCCCGCTCCATTCTACGAGGGCACCTTCGAGACCGAAGACGGTACCATCAGTGGTGTTGACGATACCGTCCAGCCTGAGAAGGAAGAGGATGGTAAGGAATAATATCCTCATAGTTTCTAATGAGGGTTAGTTCTTCATATGTTGATTAATTTTTTGGTTATTGGTGGTGGGATGACTGGAGTGTCCTCTGGTCATCCCTTTAATTTTATTAATCATGATAGATCCTAAGATTACCAATGCGATGGTGGCTTGGCTACATAGCGACCACTCATCCGATGAAGCCATCCGAGAGGGTGCGCAAATTCTTGTTCGTGTCAACCGCAATCGCGGTCTCTACGAGCGCATTATCCGCCAGCCACAGCGCTGTCTTAAAAAGCTCGAGTATGAGATTAAGAAGCATGTAAACATGCGTCTCGACGGCTACAGCATCGAGGATGTTTTAAAGCTCAACAACGATATCCTTCCAAAGGTCAATACTGATATCTATCAATGTGAGAAACTTGATCGCGAGCTGCAAAAGGTTGATTCTACAGAGTTCTCTATCCCTGATGGCAAGGGTGGGGCTGTTCCAAGTTCTAAGGGCATTCGTCCTGACCACGACCAGCTGCCTGCTGAGATCCAGGCAATCTGGCCTGCCAACGCCGAGCGCTGGAAGAAAATCAAGGCTACCTTCGAGCTGCTCAAGACCATCGACGCTCCTTGCGATCGCTATGAGCACCTGAAGCTGCTCAAAGAGACCTGGTATAAGTATAAGTCTGAGATGGCTCGCTACGACGACTTCAAGGCTACAGCCGATGATGGGGGTAGTAAGGGTCTAGACGAAAACGACCAGAAGATGGTTGACTACGCACACTCCTTCATATCAAAGAATCTCCCTGTTCTTCTGGAACTCGTCGAAGAGGCAAAAGAGCCTGACTTCGATAAGGAAGAGCAGCTGGAAGAGAAGAGAGTCTTCATCCAGGATAGAGTGAATATTCTGCTTAAGGCTGGTGTGCAGCTCTCTGATCAGCGTAAGGCTGACCTCGTGAAATGTGATATCGCTATCGAACTTCCTGCCGACGATGATGAAGAGGATGGATCTGAATAGCATTCTAAAGCCTCTTGCCAAGTGTGGCCTGCAAAGCTACCTTGGCAAAGGTGTCCACACGCTCGGTCTGCTTGACTGGATACTCAGGCAGACGGGGCGTGCAGACATTTATGTGTCGACATTCTCTACCTCCGACGCCTTTCTTCGCGGGTTTTACAACCTGCGTAAGAGAGGCCTCGTAGGTCATGCCGTCCTCCTGGCAGACCTGAAGGCCTCGCAGAAGACGGTCAAGCTAAAGGGCTTGATGCAGAGCTGCTTCGACACCATTTTCCTCTCAATGAATCACTCCAAGGTGGTGCTGGTCCAGAATGAGCGTTACCTGGTGTGTGTTATCTCCAGTCAGAATCAGACATATGGCGACCGTGCTGAGACAACAGTCATCACCACAAACCAAGAGGTGTGGCTGCAGCAGTTCTCCGGCCTGAAAGAATTGATAGACCAATATTCATACCAAGTCAATGGATTATTCAACAGAGAACCTCCAGCAGATACGGACGCTGGCCAACAAGCTGACTCCTATTACGGAGATTGGCGTCCTTTTGGGGCTGAATGAGCAGCTGCTGCGCGATGACATAGCGACTGTCGGTCATCCTGCCCGTCAGGCCTTCTATGGTGGTATGGCTGAGCAGGCCCTGAAGATACGCGAGCGTACCATCGAGTTGGCCGCTGCTGGCTCTCCATCTGCAGATGATTCATTAAAGGTATATCTCCGTAAAATGCTTAACGACCTATGAGTGTGCCCAAGGATATTGATAACTACACGTCGCTCATCGCTCTCGATGAGAATCAGCTACGCGAGAATAACGTGGCTGAAGAGGTCATTACACGTGTCATACGCTTCAGGGCACTCTATACCTACTGGTGCAAGTTCTCGTCGAAGTCGCCGCGTGAGATCGTCGAGTTCGACATCATGATGTTCAAGGTTGGTGAGAGCCAGGCTTATGATGACGTTCATTGCCTGAAGGTCATCATGGGCAACCTGCAAGAGACGTCAAAGAAATTCTGGCGCTGGCGCATTAATCAGATGCTAGAGGAAGACCGCAAGGCGGCAAAACGCGATGGCGACCACAGGGCCGTGGCATCCATAGAGAAGAATTTCATCAAGAACAATCTTACTGACAAAGAGGATACGCCTGACATGGCCTTCGATAAGATTGTTCCTGCAGAGATCCAGGCAACCGATGATCCGTCGGCCATCGGCATCAAGCCACTGCCTAATCTCCGTGCTCGAATCAAGAAACTGAATAAGAAATACTATGCAGATGCTGAGTTCGTTGAGTTCGTCGAGGTTCCTGCAGCTGCTGATAACAATGAGTGACTATGGGCGAGACGCAAAAGGTTTACTACAATGATGCTCAGCTGTACCCGCTGATGATGAAACCGCGAAATCTCATCGCTGTCATGGGGCGTGGTACTGGTAAGGGTATGATTGATGCGACACGCCAGCTGCAGGTGTTCCAGCAGATGGAGGGCTCGACAACGGGGTTCGTCTCGCCAAGCTATAAGAAGTGTCTGGTATCTACGCTACCTTCACTCCTGGTGCACTGGGAGCGATGGGGCTACAAGCGTGATATCCATTATACTGTCGGCAAAAAACCATGGAAAGGTCTTCACTGGAAGGATCCTATCTTCGTGCCACAGAACTGGGAGAATGTCATCGGTTTCTATAACGGCAGCGTCTGTCAGATCATCACTCAGGACCGAGAGGGTGCCTCTAACGGTCTTTCGCTCGATCACATCCTCATCGACGAGGCGAAGTTCGTCGATTACGAGACGCTGAAAAATGAGACCTTCCAGACCAACCGTGGTAATGAGATGTTCTTCGAGAAATGTCCTTTGCACCATGGGCTTACCATTACTTGTGATATGCCGGTCACAAAAAAAGGCTCATGGTTCCTGCAATATGAAAAACTCATGGATAAAGAGCTCATCGAGGTCATCGAGGGGCTTCTTAACTACCAGTGGAAAACAAAGCAGCGCATGGCTGCACATCCTGAGCGCTATAAATACTATCAGGAAGAGCTTACCAAAGTGCAACGTCAGATAGATTTGTTCCGTAAACAGGCATACCTCTATATTGAGAGACCGTCGACGTATAATCTGGCTGTCCTGGGCGAGGACTTTATACGTCGCATGAAGCGTGAGCTGCCTCCGCTTACGTTTGCCACATCAATAATGTGCAAACGCATCACTATCGCCTACGATGGCTTCTACGGCGCCATGCGCGAGGATGTTAACCTGTATACTGCGCCAAATAAGTCGCGGTTCGGTCTGCCTGATCTGGGTGATGGCAAGGTCTATCAGGATGACTGTCGAAATGATGCTGATATCGATCCGAACGAACCGCTGATGATTGCCCTGGATGTCAATCAGAATATCAACTGGCTTGTGTGTGGCCAGATTCATTCAGATGGCAAGCTGTACGTACTCAAGAGTTTCTACGTCAAATATGACCGTCAGCTGGATGCTCTCATGGATGACTTCTGTGCCTACTATCAGTATCACAAAAACAAAAACGTCGTATTCTTCTACGACCACACCTTCGTCGGCAATGGATACGCCATCAATCAGAATGACGATTTCTATATCTTCATATCCAACGCCCTCAGTTCGCGTGGCTGGTACGTCGATGAGGTCTATATTGGTCGTGCGATGGGTCATATCGAGAAAGCTCAGCTCATCAACCGCATGTTCATAGGTCGTGCGCAGCATCAGATAATGATCAATCGTGATAACAATGAGGCGCTATTGCTCTCCATCGAGACGGCAGGCGTCTATATGGGTAAGAAGGATAAGCGCTCCGAGAAGCTGGCTGAGACTGAAGAGGATAAGCTGGAGTTCCGTACTGACGGCTCAGATGCCTTCGATACGCTCTGTATAGGTGTTGAGCGCCACCTGCAGTCCTTATATACCAGCGGTGACCAGAGCGGCTTCACGTCGTATCGAACTTAGAGGTCGGCTCCCGGCCTACAGTCGTTACCATTTCATTTCTTATATGACAACGTCAGGCTTCACGAGCTTGGCGTTTTTTTTCGTGCTTTTAATTCTTGGGTTCCATGGGGTTAGACTGTCAGCGGGCTGCCTCGATGGGCGGATGGTTGTCATCGACACGTGTGCTATGGCTGCTTTGCCTTTCTTCCTCCTGGGCCTGCCAAAGAGGTGCTCCCGATGGTGGCCGTCTTCAGCGTTGATGGCAAGCCTAAGGGTTCTGTGAGGGCTTGTGTCCTGACCATGCATCATCGATGTCTGAGGGTTGTCATATTCATTTTTATCAACTGTTACTCTACACGGTTTTCCCCGATTTGATTTTTCCTTTGCAAAGGTACAGCAAGCGGCATTCTGCAAGGTCAAGACGCGTTTCCTCGAAAATTTTTCGAGAAATTTGGGGTGCAGTTGCTCCTAATCCAAATTTCCAGGACCAAGGCTCGAAAATTTTTCGGTAAAACCTTGCATTTACATGCCTTCATCTTGCTTGTCTTCATTGCACGTAAAAATTACAAAAGCGGGGAACCGCTTCAAGTTTAACAAATAAAAATTTAAGAATATGACAACAATTTCTCAGACATCGGTTATCAATGCAAGGTCTTACGGACGCAAGCTTTCACAGAACCTCTATAACGTGGTTATCAACGCTGAAGACGGCAACTATCAGGAGATAGAGATCGAGGCAGACTCATTCCAGGAGGCAGAGGCAAAGGCTAACGCCATAGCACATGAGACGATGATTGATATCATATACATCGAGATCTATAAGCTCGCTTAACAAAATGTCTAACCCTATAAAACCCAAGAATTATGGAAAAGAAGAATTTTATCAACGCTAAGCTCGTGAAGTCAAACAAGTCATTCCGCAAGGTATGGATGGTAACAACAGAAGGCTGGGAGCCTAAGTTCTGTAACAACGCCAAGACCGCTCTGAAGTACATCTTCATGCTCAAGAGATCTACAGGTGGCTACGTCTCACACGACACTATGGAGCGCCTCAGGCTTGAAATCGCCCTCAGTAAGAAAACTGAAACTCCTGCTCAGGCATAGCCTCACAGCCAGACGGGCGGCTACCGCCGATAGACGATGCCGCCCCGATGGTATTAAACCACATTGTTTCACTCATTAATAGATATCGGTATGATGATTGCATTACACAACTACCTGCCCAAGCGGTTCCAGTTTATGGCTGACTTCTACCAGCTCGATATGAACCGTCGCATATTAGACTTCAAAGACGGCCGTGCCTACGCCACACGATGGGCTGCACGAGAGATGGCCTATAGTCTATCACTCGTAGATCTGCGTGATGTGATGATCGTATGCATGCCTGCCAGTACAAGGTACTCTTATATCCGACGTTTCAAACGATTCTCTGAGCTGCTGTGCAGCCTGTGTCACGCCATGAACGGCTTTGACATGGTTCACATCCTATGGGATCGAGAAAAGAAACACACTGCCTCTGACAGAGGCTGTATATCACCAATAAGCAATGTCAGCATAGATGCTCACATTAGAGGGCACAAGGTGCT